GACAATCACACCCGGCGTGGTTACTGAGGCTAACAGCATCTCATTTAGGATTACTGGAGGTACTGGTTCTTTAGGAATTACTTCTGGCGGTAACGTCAGAGATTTAGATTTTACGGATGGTGTAAACCCAACAGGTTTTGGCGGTGCGCTTAACTCTGTTGGTATGTCTGTTTACGGAAATTTTAAAGCGTCTACAAACATGACGCAATCTGCTGGCACAGGCACAATAACTTTTGCCGCCACTTCTGGTACAAAAACTATAACCACTGCTGCTGTTGTGTTTGACCGACCATTTGCATTCAACGGTATAGGCGGCACTTTCCAACTTCAAGATGCACTGACTTCAGGTGCTACCCGTACAGCTACGCTGACCGCTGGCACATTGGACTTGGCAGGCTATACGCTGACAACTGGATTGTTGAGTTCAAACAATAGCAATACTCGCACTTTGGCTTTTGGTACAGGCAAAATTGTCTTGACTTCTACGACAGGCAACGTCTTGTCAATGGCAACGGCTACAAACTTTACTTATACAGGCACATCAAGAATTGAAATTACTGCAAGCGGCGCTGGAAGATCAATTCTTTCACCTTCTACAAGCGCAGTTGAAGCAAATGCTTTGAGCATTTATGTGACTACTGGGTCGGATACTTTGACTATAGGCAGCGGGTCAAGATTTTTAAACTTTGATTTAACTGGTTTTTCTGGCGCGTTAACCTATACCGCCACTTCTCGATATTTTGGTAATTTAATATTTTCAAGTGGGATGACGCTTGGAACAATTGGGGGTAGTTTTACTTTTGCAAAAACATCAGGCACACAAACAATTACCAGCGCGGGAAAAACAATTGACACTGGCGTAACGATTGACGCTACCGGAGCAATAGTTCAATGCACGGATGCCCTAACGCTTGGCTCAACCCAAACACTGACCCTAACTAACGGCACATTAAAACTAGCCTCTGGAACCACAAGCACGGTTGGGTCTTTTGTTACATCAGGCACAAACCCGAAGTTTTTGCAAAGCACCACACCCGGCACACAAGCTACCATCTCTGATGCCAGTGGTACAAACACCGTAAGCTACCTTACCATTCAAGACAGCAACGCTACTGGCGGGGCAATATTTGATGCTCTTGCCATAACAAACGTAGACGCAGGCAACAACACAGGTTGGCTTTTTAGCACTACCCCAAGCATCGGTAATGAAATTACAATGCGTTTGCGTTCATTTACTCAACCTCGGAGATTTTAATTATGTCCATGAATTTAAAAGCTGTCACGACCTGCATGGGTTACCAGCAGATCACCAGCCTGTCCAGCGCCACTAATTTAACAATTCCACAAAGAACCCCTAACGGTCAAAATGGCAAACCCGTGTTTGCTTTGGTTGTTGCAGAAAGCCAAGCGGTTCGTTGGCGCGATGACAGAACTTCGCCAAGCGCATCGGTAGGAATGCCTTTGGCTGTTGGCATTCCTTTGCAGTATGATGGCGACTTAACCAACATTCAATTTATTGAACAAGTTGCTGGCGCTAAGTTGAACATTAGTTACTACATGTAAAAGGTTTACTATGGCCGTATTTCTTTCCCCTGTGGGCGGTGCTGCGGCCCAATTTTTTACCAACAACGGCATAATTCTGTCTGGCGGCAAGTTGTACACTTACGCGGCGGGGACTACAACGCCAGCAACAACGTACACATCATCCAGTGGCGCTACAGCCCATACCAACCCCATCATTTTAAATTCGGCTGGGCGTGTAGCTACAAGTGAAGTTTGGTTAGATAACACACAGTACAAGTTTTTGCTCAAAGACAGCAACGATGTTTTAATTGCTACTTATGACAACATAAGTGGCATTGGCGCTGCAAGTTATCAAGTAGATAATTTTACTGGCACTGGCTCAACCACCACGTTTGCTTTGGGCGCGGTGCCAACCAGTGAAAACACCACCAACGTGTACATCAACGGCGTGTACCAACAAAAGAACACGTACAGCATTGCTGGCGCGGTTCTTACATTCTCAGAAGCACCTCCAGTTACTTCGTCAATTGAAGTCAATTACGTTTAAGGAATAATCATGGCATTGACTAAAGTTTCATATTCAATGATTACTGGTGCGCCGGTTAACGTCAAAGACTTTGGCGCTGTTGGCAATGGTGTTGCAAATGACAGCGTTGCGATTCAAGCTGCCGTAAACACTGGAAAATCTGTTTTCTTTCCAGAAGGCACTTACTTAATTTCAACAGCAATTCAATTATCAACAACTAATCAGCATTTATTTGGTGTTGGCGCGCAATCAGTTTTGCTGACAACCACTGATATTGAGACCTTGTACTCATCAACCTCACTTTTTGGTGCGGTAATTTCTAACCTGTTCTTTTCAAACACTGTAAGCGAAGTAACAACTGGCCCAACGCAATTTCAAATTCACTTTGGCACGGGCGCATCAGGGTGCATAGTTCGTGAGTGCAACTTTTTAACAGCTTTGACCGGCGCTTATGTTCGTACTACACACCATGCGGGTATTTGGTTTGAAGGGGCAAACTTAAACAGCATTCTTGACTGCACTTTTGGTCAAGCGCAAATCTTGATGGGAAGCACTGATTCCACAATTCGGGGTGGATACATCTACTCGTTTTCGTTTCAGTATGCAATTAAAATTGTCAGTGCTGGTGACGTTCTTGTAGAAGGTGTCCGAGGCATTCTTGGTGGCCCCGCGCAAGGTTGCATTTGGATGCCAACCGGCGGCCTTTACAACAAGATCGTGAACAATTATTTTGGTGGAACTTACAGCACAATTAACATTGGCAACGGCATCACTGGCGATCAGCAGCAAGCGTTGCACATTAGTGGAAACACGTTTCATGCAGTTGATGGTATTGGTGTTTACCTTACCAATTCGGCTGGCGGCGTATCAATCACTGGAAATAATTTCTTTGCTGGCAATCCAAAACAAAACGATCCAACACTCTTGATTGCGGGCAATCAGGACATCTTAATTGAAAGCAATATTTTTCCGACAACTGGTCTTGTTATTGCCGACAACACTTTTAACAGGTTCAATGGCCCGATTGAAGATGGTATGCCGGGAATCGGCAAGTCATACGCAGTCCAGTTTAGTGGTGCTTTTAGTGCTGTAAACAACATTGTTTCCGACAACACATTTTCCAATGCTGACCGCTACTACTCTCCGGCAATTGCTGGCGTTGCGCCTCAAAACACAAAAGTTGGAAACATCGGCATTGGTACTGAGATTGGAAATCAAATTGTTGGTGATTTGAACCTTGGTGCAAGTGGAAAATTTGTCAATGTGTCCAACATTGCAGAAGTTGCGCCTGCTGGCACGCTCACACTGTCCGTCAATCCGGCTGCTGGCTTTGTTGGAATTTTGAGTGTTGGTAACGTGCTGACAGGAACTTTGGGGTTTAGTACAAAAACAGTGTTTGGCGTAGCCAGTACAGGCACGGCGTTAGTTGTTACTTCACTGGCAACTCAAAACGGGTCAACGTCTCCCCGTTCATTCACTGTGACGCAGCCATCTGCGGGCCTTATTCAAATCACAGACACTTCAGGCTCGGCTGCCAATTTACAATTGTCAGCCTCTTTTTCTGGCATGGCAACATTTGCGGGTTAACAGAAGAAATCATGGCAGATACAAAAATTTCAGCACTAAGCGCAGCAGCCACGCCTTTAGCGGGAACTCTGGTTTTTCCTATTGTTCAAAGTGGAACAACTGTTAAAGCAACAATTGCCAATGTGCAAGCAGCGCCAGTAGACGCCGGAACCGCTAATGGCGTTCAGTATTTGAATGCGAGTAAGGTTCCTACCACTGGAACACAACTTAATTTTGATAGTACAAATCTTGGTCTTGGCGCAACTCCCACGCCGCCAACTGCGTGTACAAATTTTGAGTTGCCCTACGGTGCAACCATATCGTCACGCAGTAACACAGCGGCTCCTCAGTTTGCAATGATGAGCAACGCTGTTGGTGATTGGTATGCCCCCACGTACAAAATCAATGGTTTTGCTACACGATACGTTCAGCAAGGATTTGATGGTGGTCATACGTGGGCCAACGCAGCATCGGGTACAGCAGGAAATGCAATTTCGTTTTTTAACGTGTTGGAGATAAACCCCTCTGGTACGCTGATGCCGTTTCAAGCATCTTCTGCTCCAGCCTATGTCAAAGGTGCCATATATTTCGACACGACTTTGAACAAATTGCGCGTTGGTGGTGTTACCGCTTGGGAAACAATAACTTCAGTTTAAGGAGAAATCATGGAACTCAAATGGTCAATCGGCAAGGTCAAAGTAGCTGAAGATAATTTAATCACTCAGGTTCAACTTACAGTAACCGCTACTGATCTTGGCGTTACGGCATCGCAGGCATATGTTTGCAAGTTGACCAAGGGGGATAATCTTATACCCTACAACCAACTTACTGAGCAACAAGTGCTTGAGTGGTGTTTTAAACCCAATACAGTTTCTTGGACTGACGCAAGCGGTGAACACTCAGTAACTCGCCTCATCAAAGACGAAGGTGAAACAGAAGTTGCTGGACAGATCGCACGTAAACTCGCACAAAAGGCTGCTGAACCTGCTCTGCCTTGGGCGTCTGTTGCACAAGTTTAAAAATCTGTCGCATAATAGTGACACAACCTTACCGGTGAGGTTCACCGGGGAATCCAAGGATTCATTTAAATGACTGAAGAAGTCCAAGCCCTAGCGGAAGTAGACTCCGCGCCAACCACGGATGTGACGGCCACACCTGAAGTTGTTGAAAGTACGCCGGAGGTTGCAGAACCTAAAACGTATACGCAAGAAGAATTTGACGCTTTAGGCGCAAAACAACGAGCGTTATACGAAAGGAATCTGGCAAGAGAGCAACGTAAGTGGGAAAGAGATCAAGCACAGCGTCAGTCTGAACAACAGACGTTGAGGGCCGCGCCAGCCGCCACCGCTGATCAGTTTGAGTCAACTGAAGCCTATGCAGACGCATTGGCTTACCAGAAGGCAGAAGAACTGATTGCCAAGCGTGAAGCAGCAAAGCAGCAGTCGCAAGTTCTTGAGAGTTATCACGATCTGGAAGAAGAAGCTAGGACTAAGTATGACGACTTTGAACAAGTCGCCTACAACCCCAAGCTACCAATCACAAACGTGATGGCAGAAACGATACAGTCTTCGGACATTGGGCCTGAGTTAGCGTACTACCTTGGCTCAAATCCAAAAGAAGCGGATCGCATCTCACGCATGACGCCCTTAAGCCAGGCAAAGGAAATTGGGAAAATTGAAGCCAAATTGGTTTCTTCGCCCCCAGTTAAGAAAACTACATCTGCGCCATCACCGATTTCGCCAGTAACTGCACGATCCATTGGATCACCGTCACACGACACTACGGACCCACGGTCTATCAAGACCATGACAACCTCGCAGTGGATTGATGCCGAACGCAAACGACAGGTAAAGAAGTGGGAAGCGCAGAACCGCTAAAACTTTTTGAAAGGACTTTAAAATGTCTAACAGTATTCTGACCATTGACATGATCACACGGAAGGCGCTCGAAATTCTCGAGAACAACCTTGTGATCACCCGTAACGTGAACCGCCAGTATGACGATTCTTTCGCTGTTGAAGGCGCAAAGATCGGCTCTACACTGCGTATCCGTTTGCCCGACCGCGCTTTGGTAACTGACGGTGCCGCCCTGCAAGTTCAGGACGACAACGAACAGTTCACCACTTTGACCGTTGCCAGCCAAAAGCACATCGGTGTCAACTTCACATCTGCTGAATTGACCATGCAATTGGATGACTTTGCAGAGCGTGTGCTTAAGCCTCGTATCAGCCAGTTGGCCTCCAGCATTGATGCTGATGTTGCTAACTGCTTTAAAACCATCGGTAACTCGGTTGGCACCCCTGGCACCACTCCTTCTACTTCTTTGGTCTTGCTTCAAGCCCAACAGAAACTGAATGAGAACGCTGCTGTGATGTCCCCACGTTACGCTACTGTGAACCCTGCTGCTAACGCTGGTTTGGTTGAAGGTATGAAAGGTCTGTTTAATCCGACCGACACTATCTCCAAGCAATTTCGCAACGGCATGATGGGTACTGGCGTGTTGGGCTTTGATGAGATTAACATGTCTCAGTCAATCAAACAGTTCACTACTGGTTCGCGTGATGCGGCTGCGTCTACCACTGTTAAGACCCCTGGCGTTACTGCCGAAGGTGCGTCTAGCATTGTGTTGACTCAAGCATCTGTAACCACAACCATTAAAGCTGGTGATGTGTTTACTATTGCAGCTTGCTTTGCTGTGAACCCACAAACCCGTGAAACTACTGGTTCGTTGTTCCAGTTTGTGGCCTTGGCTGACGCTACCGCTGTAGCCGGTGATTGGACTGTAACTGTGGCTCCTATGTACTCCGCTACTAACGCGCTGGCTACTATGACCGCTTTGCCTGCTACCAGCGCCGTTGTGACCTTCTTGGGTACTGCGTCTACTGCGTATGCACAGAACTTGGTTTACCACAAAGACGCTATTACCTTTGCTACAGCCGATCTGTTGCTGCCACAAGGTGTTGATATGGCTGCTCGCGCAGTTCACAACGGTATTTCTTTGCGTATCGTGCGCCAGTACGATATTAACAATGACCGTATGCCTTGCCGTATTGACGTTTTGTACGGTTTCAGCACCATTCGTCCACAGATGGCTTGCCGTCTTTGGGGTTAATTAATTCTTTTGTAAAGGAAAAATATCATGGCTTTACCTAATGGCGCAGGCGGTTACCAAATTGGTGACGGAAATCTGGCAGAAGTTCAACTCAACACCCAAATT